TAACCGTCAGTCTTCAACGACACATCAAGGCCACCCGTCGCGTTCTGCGTCACGCTGCCGTTAAGCGAGAACGTGGTGCCAGGGAGATTGATGTTAGTCAGGTCGATAGTGACGCTTTCACTCTGCGCGCTTGCTGGCGTCGCGAACGCCAACGCGGCAAGCGCCATCGCACTAAGCAATAGCTTATTCATCGTTTCCTTTCTGGAGGGGGTCGCCCGTCCCGTGAATCCGCCGGGCAGCTTCCCGACGCGGTGCAGACTGTATGCCCAAATCTGCGGCGCTGTCCGTATACCGTTCGATATAAGCGTCAACTAAAGGTTTCCGGTGGAAAACTAAGGGGCCGGAAGGAGATGCCTCCCGGCCCCTGGTTCGCCTTGCACCGCTTTAGCGGGATGGTTTCACGTTGAGCACGGCAACCCGCGTGCTCCCCGAAGGACCGCCCGAGCGATTGCCTTTGCGCCGCCTTGCACGGCCGCCCGTTGACGAACGCGGCTGCGGGTAGGATTCACCGGTCCTCCGGGCCAATTAAAAAGTGACCGCTATCATTGAACCGAAACGCGGCGGGGTTAAGACGAATACGGCGGGAGACCCGAGGCCCCAGGTTCCCGCCGCATAACAGGGTGCAGAGCCGGCGGCCGTCCCGGCAACGACCCCATCGTCCCCATGAATGCGCTTCCGTCAACCGAGTGTTCCATCTACCGATCGATATATATAGTCAGCGTCGCGTGAATGCCTCGCATGCGTCCACGCTCATCTGGCACGCGTCGACAAGTTCCTCAAAGGTCCGTTGCAGACGTCGGTTCGGGCTGAGTGGCACCGTAAAAGGAATCACCCGAACGCGCTTCACCGCCGGCGGCGGCATCGGCTCGTCGGCCTCTTCTTCTATATTGGCGGCGATGCTCGCGACAGGCGTCGGCGCCGGCGCCGTCTGATCGGGTTCGCGATCGCGTCTAGGCGCGAGATCTCGATCATGCCGGCGCGAGATCTGGATCCGATCGGTTCCAGGCCCATACCAGCATTTTTCGCCCGCGACATAACGATAATGCCAATGACCTTCGCGGTGCGTTGGCAGTGAGCTGATGCAAGTGTCGGCCGCGATCGCACCCGTCGAGCAGCTCGCGAGCAACAGCATTCCTGTGAATAGTCTCATGATTTCCCCCTTCCCCTTGCAGGCTCTGGCAGTCTGACCCCCTGCGACATGATGTCAACCTCATGTTGCTACCGTCCTGCGGAAAATACTTCCGATCGTGTCTATATTGGGTCTGGGCAATCATGCCCGACGAAAGGATGTTTCACATGGCTACAAAGACCAAGAAGACCGCGAAGACCACGACCTGGCTCGAGTTTCAAGAGGAGGTCCAGGCCTCGTACGAGGCCGATGGTTTCGCAGAGGACAAGGCCGCGGCGATCGCCCGCGAGCTGACGCTGTACCGCGTCTGCATGATGGAGGCCGAGGAGATCCTCCAGCTCTCCACCCCCAAAAAAGTTGTCGACCCGAACGCCCAAGTCGAGTTGGCGAAGGCGATCCGGCTGAGCATGGCGCGGGGGTCATAATGATCCTCCTCACCTCCGATCATCGGCGCGTGCTGAAGATCCTCGAGGGATGTCCGACCGGGACGACAGACTTCAATCTGTCGTTCCGTTTCGGCGTCTCAATGGACTGCATGCTCGAGCTTACGAAGGCGCGGTTGGTCACCATCCGAGAGCATCGGCTGGCCCACAGCCAGGGCACCCAATGCTGGCTGTGCATCACGCCGCTCGGCATCAAGGCGCTCGAGGCCTCCAAGAAAGAGCTGCATGACAAGGTGCGGGACATCATCACTCCTGCCAAGACCGTGCAGGATTTCCTCAACTCCAAATAAGGACATCTCACATGAGTTGGAGACCCGAAGTTATAGCAGATAGCACTGGCACCTTCGTGCCAAATGGTTTGCGTTTCGCGACGCACGCCGAGGCCGAGGCCTACGTCAAAGACCTGGCCTATCGCTGGACGTCCGTAACCGACACGCGCGTCGTCGAATGCACGGATCCTGTCAACTATCGGTGGGAGAACGGGAGCGGCCGCGCGGTCCGTTTGATCGATGAGGAGGAGGGCCAGCGATGACCCGCGCTGAACGCAAGCGATACATCACCTGGATTTGGATGCTGTCCGGCATGGCGAGCCGGACAGATATCACATGGGAAACCATGGCCGAGATGACCGACGCTGAAGTGCAGGAACAGGCCGACGCCATCAAAACCATGCCGAAGCTGCTCGAGCTGCTCGAGTTCGCCGAGGCCAGTACTAAGGGCTCGGCCTGATGATCGCGCGCCGCTTCAATCTCTGTTCCGTATGCGGGCATCGCCACGGGCCCGCATACGACTTCCATCGCGTGCTCGAGCACTTCGGTTTGAAGGGCGAGCGCGCGACGGTGCAGTGCATTCAGAAACTGTGGCAATACCGAAAGGATAATCACCATGAACCTTAGAGGAATCGCGCTGGGTCTCCTGGCGCTCGCTGTTGGATACGGGCTTGCTAAGGGCCCGTCTCCCGAGCCCGCGGAGAAAATCAGTCAACCGGAGAAGGTCTACGGGACGACGCTTCTATGCGTCTCGCTGACTCACGATCGACCGGACATCGTCAAATTTCCGAATTGGGCAAGCGCCCAGGGATATATGGAAACGAACTCCTGGCGATCCTGCCGCGTCGGAACCAGAGGCGAGGATTTCTACTACAACGTCGGCAATCCTAACTGACCAACTCAAACCTAAAGGATAGCTCACATGCGTGCTTACAGCGCCAATGCAGTTGAACTAGTCGGCACCGTACTCCTATTCGCGATCGCGATCGTGCTCGCGGTCACGGTAGCGCACGGCCAGAACTTGTCGACGGATCAGAAATCGTTCTTCGACAACCACGGGAGTTTCGCTGGCTCCAGTGTGCGCAACGGCAACACCACCAGCGCCTACGACGCGCGCGGTCATTTCGACGGCTCCGCAATCCGCAACAGCGACGGAACGACTTCGCTGTACGACCGCAACGGGCACTTCACCGGCTCTGTGACCCAGACCGGGCCCCGCGGGCGCTAACCCTCAACTCAACCAAGGATCACTCACATGAAGACGGAAGTATTACGACGGACCACCAACATCGAGCCCACCGGCGAGAACGCCGGACTGCAGCTGACCGTGGTCTTGAAAGCCTATGACAACGGCCAAGTCTACATCGACGGAGTTCCAATGAATGGCGAACATCCAGAGATGGCCTGGGCCAGCGCAATCGCGGTGTATGCCGAGAAAGTGCGTGAATTGCAGCAACACGTGCGCGCGCGTCTTGCCGGCTAACAAGGATCACTCACATGGTGTTCGATATCTGTGACAACCTCGAGCGCAAGTTCGAGCTCGGGCGCGTCGTTTCCACACCCGGCGCGCTAGAGACCTTCCCGCCAGAATTCCTCGCCCGCAGCCTGGCGCGGCATATGTCTGGAGACTTCGGCGACGTCGATCCGAGCGACGCCGAGCTCAACCGCGCCTCGCTCAAGGACGGTAACCGCGTTCACTCGAGCTTCTCGCTCGATGGCAAGACGCTGTGGATCATCACCGATGCCGTCGGCGAGAGCGGCCATCGCGAGGTGACAACGTTCCTTACCCCGGACGAATACTGATGCGCAGCCTTCTACTCGCGGCCGTCGCCCTGGCCGCCTTGGTGCCGTCGGCTCAGGCCGGCGGCATTACTGTTTGCAGCAACTGGGGCTGCAGGAGCATTGCGCTGCCGAACTTCACCGTGCACGCGATCCCGCAGCGAGCGCCGCCTCCTGTCGCGGCCGTACCACCGCCGCGCCGCTCACGGCCTAACGTACAGGTGCCGCCTCCCGACGACGCTACCGCAGATAAGGACGCCGCCGAGGCTAAGGGTATCGAAGACGACATAGAGGCTTTCTGTGACAAGCACCCTGACGAACAGTTCTGCGGTCGGCTAGGATTGTGGCTACGCAAACACCCTCGGAAAGGAACCACCGATGGGCAAGCCAATGTCCGGTGAGGAATTCGAGCGCCTCATAACCAAGCTCAAGCTCACCCCCCAGCAAGCCGCGGAGCTCTTCCAGCTCACCGATCGGATGATCCGGTACTACAGTGAGGGCACGTACAAGGTGCCCTTTACGCTCGCCCTGGTGCTACACGCTTTGGACGATCATAAACTCACGATCGAATACATTCGTGAGATCGGGCCGAAAGCCGACTAGGTCACATCATCCGATCCGGTTCTGCATGGGAATTTACTGCCTTAAAACCTGGAAATTGTTCCAAGAGAACTTTAAGGCACCGGCCGAAAAGATCATCATGTGATTGGGCTCGGTGACAATTTTGGCAGATTGGGGATACGAGCGTCACATCACCAAAATTCGGAGATTCATCTAGGGCGCCGGCCGTTAAGATTATGAATCCCGCCGGCTGCGCGCCATCTTGAACGAAACGATACTCACAACAAAGGCAGAGTTTGCCAGCAATTTCGGCAAGTGCCGCCCTAATTGCCGTCATGAACATGAGTGCACGATAATCGGCAGCAAAGAGTGCAGCGATAAACGATGCATCGTCATGCGTGATTAGAAACATCCGACTAAGGCCGCCTTTTTTCTTAATGGCGCGGCCGAACGCTTTCCATTCCTTGGCGTATTGCTTTTGCTGCTCGGATTTTTTCCGCCTCATGCCTTGCCTTCTGTCGACATGCCTTCCAAGATTTCCTGTTCGCTCGAGGGAATGAGCGCGCGCACCGCCTCGATATGATTGTCGAGTAGGAGGGTGCGGAGCTCGTCAGTCTCCTCCTGACTGCCCGGCACCAGGTGGCCAGCTAGCCAGAGGGACAGGAGATCGGCCAAAATCGCGCCCTGACTCTCGGACCGGAGGCCAGCCAATAAAGGCCGGATCTGCTGCACGACTGCTCGAGCTTGCAGGCTTGCTTGCTCGGCGTCCAACTCCGGTTGGTCGCTTAAATTGCGGATGAGCATGACGGTCTCCTATCCATCGGCCGATCGCACGTGGCCAATTCCTGACTTGATTGCAAAAATCACACACGGCCATTTCCTTTCTTCGCAGCGAAGGCGCGTTGGCAGTCTGGATGCCAAGTCGCCGGCGCGTTGCCTTCCGCAATGTAGCACTGGCAACACAAGATGCGATATCGCGAGGTCTTACCCACCAACTCAGTAATGAAATGCGAAGCCGCGCGTAGCGTGCAACGTGCGCAGATCACCAGCCCGCCATCGAGCAACGGCCGTTTCATTTGTCGCCGCCTAATCTTTTTTCTTGAGACGCGAGTAGGTGACGACGCTGTGGAACCGTGTTCCTTCTTTCCCGAGGACGGTCGCGGGCTCTTGGAGCCAGATGATTTCCGGGACGATTTCATCGAGCCAATCGCAGTCGTTCTCGATCATTTCCAGCGGAATGACCGGAGCTCGCGCGTCGCCCTGTCTGTCATGTCCGATGATGATGCACTTGCCGCCGAACGGTCCTTGGCCCCGTAGCTTGAATGCAAAACAGGGAGCACCTCGAGCGAGCACGCCGTCATCGCACCACATGCGGTCCCCGGCGTCACTGATCTTTAATTTGTCGAGGGTCACGGCACCGATAATTCGGTGCATATCTTCGACGATATTGCGGTCGTCGAGCTCGATATCCGAGATCCGATGCAGCATCGGGTCGATAAGATAGGCACGCATCACGTGACCTTCGGGTCGTCGTCCAACATTTTCAATAAATCAGGCTTATTGAGATAGATCGTCAGTGCTTTCGGCACCGGATCAGTGCGACCGAGGTAACGCCACAAGCGGAAACATTCGCGAGCAGTCAGGGTGCCATTCGGTCGTTTCATTATGCGCAATTGCTCACGATGCGACCGTGAGAGATACCAATCGCGGAAAGCTAGATTGTCACCAAAGTCGCGGCCGTTGGGCTCAACCCATCGCATTCGCAGCGTTGGAACAAATTCGACTTTTACGACCATGCCGGTAACCTGTGGTTGACAAGGTACGACGTTAATCACAAGATTGAGATTCGCACTAGGGGGAGGGCCTCTATAACTAAGGATAGACCACATGAAATTCATTGACGTTCGGCTGCGCGTCCCAATCACCAAGCTGGGGCAGCTGATCGAAACCTTGCCGGACTGGGCCCCGATGGTCGGCTATGACAAGCTCGAGCCGGCCGAGGGCAAGCAGGCCCGAACCCGCGCACCAAACGGCGACTATCAACCAGGTAAGGACACCGTCGGCGCAAGGATCCTCAAATTCATGACGTCATCCGGCAGGCGGCTTCGCCATAGCGAAATACGCGCCGAGGCCGAGCGCAGAGGCATGAAAGATAAAGCGGCCAACTCCGCAATCTACATGCTCGTCGAAAAGAAGCTGCTTAAGAAATTTGCGGACGGCACATATGGCACACCGTAAACCAGACCGAGGCGCGCTGCGCACCTATCGAAGCTACAATTTTGTGGATCGCGATCCAATCGTCGATTTCATGAGGACGCGCGTCTACGGCGATGGCGGCGGTCCCAGCAAGGTCGCCACGGCCTCTGGTGTGGCACCGACCACACTTTACGGTTGGTTTCACGGGAAGACCCGCCGGCCGCAGTTCGCGACGGTCGCCGCTGTGCTGCTGGCTTGCGGTGAGACCCAGATCGATCTCCGCGCCGTGCTGCGGGCGCCGAAGCGAGCCTCGGTGCGGCTCATCAAAGGCGGCCGGGCCGCATCATGAGCATCGATGACGAGAAGATACTTCAGGCCGCACTCGACCCGCGCTGGAAGGTCGGCAAGGTGAGGTTCGACGGGTCGGAGCACATCTTTATCCGCATCCAACACCCAGAGCACATCGACATCACTTGGCTGATCCCGCGCGAGCAAGCAAAGCAGATGGGCCAAGCCCTGCTCAACCTGGCGAAGACATGACCCGGATCGCCCCGATGCTGCCGCTCGCCATCGCCGTCCTGATGGTGAGCTGGGCCAAGCTCAATCCGTTGCCGCCTGATACGCGCGCGGTCTTCATGGAGATCGCGAAGCGTGACTTCTTCATGCAGCACATCCACCGTATGTGAACATGACCAGCAGCATTGACAAACGCTATGAGGAATTGCGTGGGCAGGCTGAGAGAGAGCGAGAGCGTCTCCAGCTATTCGGTGAGCGTACACGTGGGCGATCCGCTGTCCAAGCCGCGCATCTCGCCTACAAACGTAGGATCGTTGAGGAATTAGAAAATAACGAACTGCGGATTGCTAGATGGCAGCAGGAAATCGATAAGGAAAATGAAGCATTCTTCGCGAAAGATCGGACTGATGGCGATGCTGATGCTCTTTGGTATCAATCTCTAACCGCATATCGCAGGGTATTTCATTTACAAACACATGGCGAGTTATTGCGCGCACACAATGACTGGAATCCATTTCAAAAAGCCCAGGCGTTGGCTGCAACGGTTGAATTGCTTGAAGCGGCACGCAACATGATTTATTTCGCGCGTCTGCGCGATCTGCTTCCAGATGTCCAACGAGCAATTAATATCGCGCGCGGTTTGCCGACAACGCCGCCAGCACCTGTATATACAGTAGCCGAATTCTGTAAGGCGCATCGATTATCTCGTGCCACTTTTTCAAAAATGCAGAAACAGGGTAAAGCGCCGGCAATGATTTACGGCGGTCGAAACCGCCTGATTACGTTCGACGCCGCACAGGAATGGCGAAAGGCAAATGAGCGAACGAGTACCGATCGGTCGGATTGATAGTTGGATGAGCCGCCGCCAAGGCTGGCAACTGATGCTGCTTGGCTTAGCAGTCGCCATCATAGGCATGTCGCTCGGCGCGGCATTGTTTGGGCTCGCGGTGTGGATGCTACGATAAATGAGGTTCACCGTACCATGAGTGAGGAACGACGCGAGGTGCCTTTTGAGGTTTACAATACGATCGCGAAGGGGATTGAAAAGGTGATGAATGATGCCATTAATGAGCACGACATCATTGATGAATTGACGGTGGTCGCTGCGTGTCTGATGGGCATAGTGGTGGCAATTCGCCGCCTAGACGATACCGGCGCTTTATCCCGCGATCTGATCACGCTGTTGCAGCAAACACGTTTCCAAGACATCCCGCGCGAGCATTAAAAAAGCCCCGGTGTGAGCCGGGGCTAGTGGGGAGGGCATCGACCGCGCTGTGGTGCGGCCTTCCGCGCACGAAGCGCGACGCGGAACTCTTCAGCAATTGCTGCAGATAGGCGGCGGCAGCGGCGCTATCGGCGCGTCAGGATAGGTTGAGCGCGATCCGAAAGGGCGGCGTCATCGACACCCGCCCGCCGACAACCCGATAACCGAACAGAGTATCGGCAGCGGCGATCAGTAGGCCGATCAGCACTATCGCGCCGAGGATATATTTGACCGGCACAATCCACGGTCCACCGCCCATATTCGCCCCGATCCAATCGATCACCAGATTGATAATGTAGAGGATCACGACGGCGACGATCACCGCGACCGCAAACCACACAACGCCCAACGGTGAGATGGCGACGCCGCCACCCATGCCAAATACTGCAGCAATGGTGACGATCACGGCGATCAGCAACAGCGCACCGATAGCGATCTTGGCGATCTTGGCGAAGAAAGCGTCCGGCGCCACTTTGTCGATGGCCAAAAAGAAGATCGCGCCCGCCGCCAACAGGGCCACGATGTTGATGGCAAATTGCACCAATCCTGATCCACTCATGGTCTCCTCCTCAGCTCAAAAGAGAAATATTCTCCACGTAACCATTCAGTAATTTCGCCGAATTGGCAGCTAAGTATTTGATCAAATCGCGATCTACAAATTCGGAAAAGTGTCACTTATCACGAATTGTTACATTTGTTGTTGCTCATAAAATTCCTACCAAACTATCGATTTGTAGATCGTAGCAACAACTCGAAAATCGATAAGTAAGAAATTCCAAACTAGCGTTGCTATAATAATGTCATTGCTGATCTGGGAATTCCTAATGGGTGGCACCGAGAGCGGGCCTACTAACCCAGGATGCAAAAACCTCGAAAGGAAAAGTCACTATGGAATGGCAATACGACGACGGCGGTCGAGAGGCCGCCGGATACAAGGGTAAGGCAGGCGACTGTGTTACCCGCGCCGTCGCCATCGCAGCGGGACTGCCGTACGCGGAAGTGTACGACAAGCTCGCCGGCGAGACTGGCGCCCAGCGCGCGAGCAAGCGGACCAAGAAACGGTCTGCGAGCGCCCGCAACGGAATCAATACCAAGCGAAAGTGGTTCAACGACTACATGACTTCGCTTGGATTTAATTGGTTCCCGACCATGACTATCGGCAGCGGATGCAAAGTGCATCTTCGCAGCGATGAACTTCCGAAAGGAAGATTAGTCGTCAGCGTCAGCGGTCACATGGTCGCCGTGATCGATGGCGTCATCCACGACACATTCGATCCGTCGAGAGACGGGACACGGTGTGTCTACGGATATTACCAAAAGTAAGGAAGAGGCCTCGGAGTGCGGAAACACTCCGGGGCCCTTTCGTCAACCAACCTACCTCAAGGACAAAGACCATGGACAGACTAGAACGAGCCCGACGCAAGCACAATGCCGAAGTCGCGCTTCTTAACCGGATGCGAGACAAGCGGGAACAGATGCTCGCAGCATTCGTCCGGCGGGAAAAGCGGATCGACCTCCAGATCCGCACCGTGACCCGCAGCGGCAAGCGGCTCGAGAAGCTCGACCGCCTGGCGATCGCCACCCACAACGGAGGCCCGACCGCGTCGGCCGTGCCTGCGCTGATCACGGCGGTCGCCGCCAAGCCGGTGGCAGCTCCGCTCAACGATAAGGTTCCGACATTCGGGGAGAAGAAACCGACCTCGGCGGAACACAGGACCGAGGCCGGTCCCCCTCCCGCCCCGACCGCAGCACCTGCAAGGGCATCGGATGGGGCTGAGCCGAAACGGAAACGCCGGCGAACGCCGGATGATTTCAGAGCGGAGATGGAAGCGAGGAAATAAGCGATCTACGGCTGTTGTCCGCTGTCAATAGATGACAACCTGAAATGATGCGGGGCACCATGTCGGTGCCCCGCTTTTTATTGCTTAGTCGCGGCGGTCGGCACGACGGTCATGCCGTCGCTCCTGCCGATCGTCCCGGCGCGTTCAGGTCTTGGGTCCAGTCTCAGGCGGTGTCTGTATCGGGTGTGTGGGAGTCGGAGGCGCTTCGATCAGGAACCATACGCCACCGACACCGGGGACATATACATGGACCAAGAACTTGCCGCCGCCCGGTTGCTGTCCATGCGGCGGCGGGATGTAGATTGGATGTGCTGGCGAATTGCCTGAGCCTTCAGGCGGGACTTCTTCACCGGGCGGAAGATAGATTGGCGGCATCGCGACTGGAGGCCAGCCGGGGCTCGGCTGCGGTCCCGGCCCACCGATATCGACAAAGGGCGGCGGCCTTCCGCCCCAAATCCCCGGCGGTTGACCACCACCCGGAGGCAAATAGATCGGCGGTGTCGGCATTGGCACATTGCCGCCGCCCCAAATTCCGGGCGGCCAATAGATTGGATGTGCCGGATGTCCGGGCTGGCCACCGGGCGCGATAGGATGGGCAGGCCACCCGGGAACCCCAAACCCCGGATCACCGCCCCAAGGCGGCACCCAAGGATGCGAAGGATGTCCTCCCGGTCCTCCGGGTGCAATCGGATGAGCGGGCCATCCTGGAACACCGAACCCAGGATCGACCGGACCACCACCGGCGGCGCCGATCGGAGTAATCATAGCGAGGAACGGCTGCATAAAAAGCTCCTTGTGATTTGTAGGTTGGATGGGGCCTCGGTCGACCGAAGCATCAATGCCCCTTGGGAATGCCTCGTCAATAGTAAACGGAAAACTTTTCCACGACGATATGACAGTATGACGTCAGGCGACCTCGGCTTTGACCAGTTCGAAATCGACCACGCCGTTGTCGTCCATGCCGAGTGCTTCGAACATGCCAGGCGAGAGATCGATGCCCGCGGGATTAGTCGGGATCTTGCCAGCGTTAGGCCCGCGCGGCAGTGGCGTTTGATTGTTGAAACATTGCTCGGCGATCGGCCGTGTCCCAGCCTCGACGAAATAGTCATCGATCATCCACGGACCCTTGTCCATCACTGGGCCAACCGCGCTCTTGCCATTCGCTCGATTGTAAACCTTGACGCCGCGCGCTCGCTGGTCTGCGTCTTCCATATTCCACGGCACCGATACGTAGAGACTAGTGTCATCCATATATGGACCGTTGCCGTCTTCGTCGTATGGCGGATAGGCCGAGTACTCGTTGTCCTTCTCGCCGCCGAACGTGGTTGCGAAGATGTCTCGCTGATTCTCAGGGATGTCTGGCTTGGGCTCTGGCTCGAGCTCGTCCGGCGGCGGCGCCTGGCCAGGTTTATTTCGAAATTCCTCGCCGTTCAGCACGACGACGACGTCGCCCTGCATCGTGACAGTCATGTCGACGCCATTCGGACAACGCTGACCGCGGCGTCTGGCATGCCCGTACACGACCACCCCATTGATAGTGACCTGAATGTCTCCGTAGGCGCGACCGAGAATATCGACGCGGCTTTGCTCCTCGGCCGGCTCGATCGGCGGCTCGGGTGGCTTGATTGCAGGGGGCTCACCGATCTTCACGTCTGCAATGCTCTCCGCTATGGCTGTGCATATAGCCTCATGATGTTCGTTCAGCAGCGTCGTGTCGGCAGTACTATCGCAAAATATCACCTCGAGTAAGCATGCCGGCATATCGGTCCCGTTCAGGAACGCGAGATCATTGCGCTCCTTTGCTCCTCTGTTTTTGAGATGACCTGCAGCTGCGATAGCGTTGGAAATCTGCCATGCAAGTTCTTCCTGCGTGATCCAAAGCACCTCGACGCCCATCGGGCCATCATTGCCGCCGGCGTTTAGGTGCACGCTGATATCGAGCTCACGATCCTGCTGGTTATGCCATGAAACGATCCTGTCCAAGTTCTCAGACTGCGAATCCGATTCGTTGTCATGGAATTTTACGCATGGGACGTTTGCTTGCTGCAGCAGTTCGTGGACGCGGTCGACAATTTTTCTGGCTTCTGTGACCTCGTCGCACTGAGGTGGAATCGGCGAGCCTGCTGCGCCGCGCACATCCTGCGAGTGCCCGGAGCTGATGGCAATGGATCTACTCATGTCTGCGTTCCTTTGTAGAAGACGTGATAACGCGCGCTTCCCTGCATGCGCCTGTACTGAATGGAAATGATCTGCTCAGGATGGACGCCATGATCGGCGAGCCCATCGTTGAGCGCATCGATGCTCGCCTCCGTGAGCATCTCCTTGACCATGTAGGAAGGCGTTGGCTCCAGCGGCGGCGGGTGCGGTGGCAGTGCGCCCTCGATGCTCATTTCAGCAGGCCTACTGTTTGCAGGATGGAATATCCCATTCTTCAATCTGCTTTCGCGCGAACAAGTAAGCACGCGAGCCGATCCAAACGCCGTTGGCGGCGCGCTCCGGGTTTATGCCGCCGTCGCTGATCCAGACGGCCATTAGTTTTTCGACATGTTGGTGCAGCGCGCTTTCCAATCCAGCCAGCACAGTTCCGCGCACCTGTTCGCGCACGGCTGGATCGTCGGAACATAGCGGGCCGATGGTCGTCGAGAATTTAATCTTGCCAACGTCATGATGCGGCAGCGGGGTGGCGCCACCGAGCAGAACGATGATCACCGCGCCAAGGATCCCGAGGCCGAGAAGCGTGGCCAGCAGCGCGGAACCAATGCGCCAGTCCTCATGAAAGGACGTGCTCATTTGATCACCACCGTCATTGGAAACTTCGCGCTGACGCGCTTCACGGTGACAGAACGATAGGGATTCACCACCGGCGCTGGCGACGGCAGCGGAGCTGGCGGAACATAAGGCGCGGTGTTGTTGGCACTATTGACGGCGCGCGTGGCATCCGCAGCGGTGATAAATCCGACGATAGGGACGAAGGTCTTCTGCTCTCGCATCTGGCCGACGCGATACATGCCGAACGGGCCCTTCGCAAATACCCAGGCCATGGCCGATCTCTTTAGTTGTTACAGAACGCCGTCGTCTGCGGCGTGAAGTTCGCCGTGTAGCGCGCTATGTTGCTGACGCGGACTTCGTCGATGTAGCTGTTGGCTGGCATCATGTAGGTGTTGACATAGGCGCGACCGATCTTCCACGTCGTCGCCGTGCCGCCTACCGTACTGGTTGGTACTCCTGACTTGGGGCTGCCAGCTTGCTCAACACCATCGAGAAAGATGCGAAGATTGCCGCCTTGCCGCTCCCATGCGACGTGGTGCCAAGCATTCGGTGTGAACACAGAAATTGTGGCCGTGATCTGAGTAGTCGTGCTAGCAACCTGCATGTAAAGCTGCGGAATGGAACCTGCGAGCAAGTTGGTCGCCTGATCGTCTCCGATCCAACCGAAGTAGCTGGCGGGAACAGCGGTCATGTAGAGCCACGCTTCAGCCGTCAGGTCGCCGGGTATCGACATGCTGGTTCCGGGAAATCCCGCATAGTCTCCCGAGGCCACGATTTTCAGCGAGTATCCCCCAAACTTTGCCTGCGTTGTCGAGTAGGCCGCCGTGCCATTCAGAGTTAAGCCGCGTGTACCTGCGGCGCTGTTGTCAGTGTTGGCGTTGTCCATGTGCCAGAGGCCGACTACGTTGGCGAATGCGCCGCCGCCATCAGTGTTTGGCGCACAAGGAGGCGGTGGTTGCGTTGAGCCGGTCGCATAGGACACGATGACGACCCCGGAGCCGCCACTGCCACCATTGCCTCCCGACGTTCCCACTCCAGCTCCGGTCGAAGCCCCGCCGCCGCCACCACCAGTGTTGGCCGATCCGGGAAAACCGACACTTACCGCAGTCGTACTCGGGGGGGCACCAGCACCACCACCACATGTCGCGGTGCCTGCCGTGCCTCCGTTGTAGGTGCCCGCGCCACCGCCACCCGCATAGCAAACCGACGAGCCGGTGATGCTGCTTGTGCAGCCCACGCCACCATTGCCACCTGTCGTGGACGTGGAATTAGTGCCGACCGCACCACAGCCGCCGCCGCCGCCGCCGCCCTGATTTGGCGTGGAATTAACACCAGCGCCGCCTGCAAAGCCTTGACCGGCTGTTCCTGCCCCGCCCGGACTGTTGTACCAACCGCCTCCGCCAGAACCTCCAGCAGCCGCAACCTGACTTGATCCTCCATAGAGATACGTCCCCCCGGCCCCTCCACCGACAGCGGTTCCGATACTCGCTATGGACGAACCGCCGCCGCTGGTCGGGAACGCCGTGGGAACTGATCCGTTACCGCCAGAGCCGATAGTGATAATCGTGGCACCACCAGCGAGAAACTGTCCTGTACCTTGCAGCAGGCCGCCCGCGCCGCCTGCGCCGCCGCCGACATTCGTATTGGTCCCGCCACCACCGCCGCCGCCCGCGACAATCAGATAGTTGACAGACTTGCCGGTGGCGCAAGTGATTGAGGCCGTGCCGACGGTCGTGAACGTATGAACCGTGTTTGCACCCGACGTTGTGACGGTGCCGCCGATACAATTCACATTCGGTGCGCCGGACGGATACGAAACGATGACAACGCCACTGCCTCCATTACATCCCGCTCCCACATATGAAGAACCGCCGCCACCACCGCCTGTATTTGGAACGGCATTCGTACAATTATTTGAGCTTGCACCGTTATAATCACTGCCCTTTCCACCCCCACCACTGCCGCCTGCGCCACCAATACCCGATGACGTAGCACCAGTGCCACCGCCACCACCGCCCGCGTAAACAATCGATGCACCAGTGATAGACGATGCAAGGCCTGCACCGCCTGCGCCGCCATTAGGATTTACAGTAGTTAAGCCAGCACCACCAACTGCACCTGCACCGCCGCCAGCGCCTCCCCCCTGCCCACTAACGGTGCCAGAGTTGCCGCCATTGTTACCCTGCCCTGCAATGCCGCTGCCTCCTAATGTATTAGCGGAGCTTAAGAGACTAGCCGCGCCGCCTCCACCCGAGCCGCCGTTCTGTCCTAGAGCGAACGGACTGCCGCCGCTCTGAACCATCCCACCACCACCGCCGCCCGTAGCGGTGACAATCGATCCAATACTTGAATTGCCTCCATTGGTTCCGGCAACTGAAGACACGCCGCCGGGACCACCAGCCCCGACAGTGACAGTTGTCGTTCCACTGGGGATCGTTGCGGCGCCGGTGAGCATTCCACCTGCGCCCCCGCCGCCAGAATAATAATTACTGCCGCCGCCAGCGCCGCCAGCAACGACCAAATAGTTGACGCTTCGCGGCGTCGTGCAAACAAAACTATTACTGCCGACTACTGTAAACGTATGAATCGTGTTGCCACCGGAATAGCTAACGGTCCCGCCGAGGCAATCCTGTAAGCCACCACCAGCAGCCACGGCAGTGAATGGCTGAAACGTCCCAGGCATTTGCGCGAACGCGCCCTGCGAGAACAACCCACAGAGCGCCGCGAGGACTGTAAGATTTTGAAGAAAGCGTCTCACTGAACGCCCTTCAGCAATGCGCCGCCGACGCAGTATGTCGCGCTTAGGCAAGTGTATCCGATGATATCGACCGCGCTCGCTGCCGTGCTTAACACGTAGTTGCACCCTCCTGCGCATTTTAGATTGGTGTTGACTGTTGCCGGGATCGTGTACGGGCCACCCGACGCTGGCTGGATGAAACGCAGCAAACCGGCCTGTCCGGCCTTTACGTTCGAAAACGTAATAGACGTTACGTTCTGCGCGAGCGTGTAGGACGCATTGATGAATGTCGAAAAATCAAACGTCGGCGTGGCCGATGCCGTGATCGCGACCTCGGCGGTGAACACCTGATCGGCGGGCAATATCTTGCCGGCAGTGCCGGCCCTGAAGTCTGCCGCCGCCGCCATATTGAGCCGAGCGTTGTTGAGCGTTCCACTGCCAATGTTGTTGGCGTTGGTCGCGTCGGTCGTGGCTGATGCCGCAAATGCCGTGCCGCCGGTCTTGGTGCAAGTTAGGCTCGGGAACGTGCCGGTGAACGAGCAGTCTCCGCCGAGGACATATTCGCCGTACTTGCCGGCGTTGTTGTACGGCAGGCTGAGGTTCGTGCCGCCCTGGATCAAAGTGCTATTGACAATGATCGGCGCGCTGATCGGTGTGGGAAGATCGGCACCCACCATTGCGCGCCAGCCAGGCAAACCCGTGCCGCCCGAGGCCGGCCCCGCACAGAATTGATTGGCGCTCGGTTGGCCCGAACACTGTGCTTGCGCCGAACTGACGCCAAGCAACAGAGCGACGAAGATGACAAGCAGTCTTATTGCAGTGACCATCCTGTCGATGTCCCATCGTTGGCGGGTACGAGCCGCAGGAATTGATAGTTGGTGTTGAGCGTGATGCTTGCGAGGCCGTCCATCTTTTCCGCACCAGCGCAATTAAGCGTCAAAGGATGCGCGGCGAATAATCCAGCAACGTCCTTGAACACAAGCGCCCTGCCGGCGCGCGTGGACGCCGCCGGCAAATTGCAAGAAGCTGTGCTCGCGATGTTGCAGTTGATGATCTCGTCGCCCGTGACGACCGTGATTGGAGTTGCCGTAGCGAGACGCTGCGTTGGCGGCAGCGGTTTGCCGGTCAAATCCGAATACAAGCCGCTGCTCGCGACAGCGACCAGTCCGAGATTAATTCGCGATTGCGATACGCTAGCAACGTCAGATAAGTTGTTCGCCCCGAGCATGTCGCCAGTGCCAGCTCCCGCAGCTCCGGCCGGGCCCTGCTGACCGCGAACACCAGCAATGTTGATGTTCCAGTCTGCGTGCGTCGCAGAACCGTTCACGAGATCCGATGTGAAGGTCAGGCTCGAGCCGCTGTATGCCGTGATGACGCCTTCCATCCATTCGCCGGTCGACTGCGAGGCTGCACGAATGCGCGCCCCAACGGCGTAGGCATAGCCAGTAGCAGTCATAGTGAGAGTGACACTCCCGATTACGACCGCTTGTGAGGTTAGTGATTGGCCCCCATAGGCAGGTCCAGGAAGACCCTGAGCGCCCTGATTTCCGGTCGCCCCGGTCGAACCTTGAGGACCAACAGGCCCAATAGGTCCCGCAGGCCCCGTAGCTCCGGTCGCTCCCGTAGCTCCGGTCGCTCCCGCAGGTCCGGCAGGACCAACCGCGAGCAGCAATCCAGCACTTCCCCACGGCGGCGTGTTTGTATGCAGATAAGGCCCCCACAGATATGCAGCCGCTCCCGGCGTGGCCGGATTGTTTTGCAAATAATAATCGCCGTCGACGGGTGAGGCTGGAACAGTGCTAGTCGGCGCGTTGACGCCCTGCCAGATGACATTGCCCGGACGGCCAGCGACGCCTTGCGCACCATTAACGCCTTTTTCGCCGGGGTTGCCTGTCCCACTTAAATTCCAATCATTGTGACTGTTTGAATCGCGCGTCGTACTAATTAGATCAATGTTGGCCAGCATGACACCAGCGGCGTAAGACGTGACGACGCCTTCCATCCAATCGTCCACAGGTAATGCCGCCGAAGCAAAACGCACCCTACTTCCCGGCAAGTATGCGAGATTAGCTTGCGTGATGAATGTTTTCGGACCGACGCCGATGACGAAGGGTGATGTGCTGGTCCCGTTGTAACTAGGGCCGGCCGGGCCAGGCGGGCCGATGTTGCCGGCGCTACCATTGATGACTTCGACAGTGTTGATGGTCATCGGGTGACTCCCTGCACGACCGTGACGTTGCCGGACGAGAGCTTGCGCGTATAGCCGTCTGCCATGCCCAACATGTCATAAACGTAAGTTGCTGGCGGAAGCAGCAGCATGGTCGTCGACGGCACGAGCAGCTGCCAAGTATTGAAGTAGACCACGATCAAACCATTGTCGGTCCCGCATCGGAGCACGACGGTCGCGGCCGGCGGATCGGCCCGTAGCTCGAGTTCGAACGCGATCCCGGACAGATCGATTGGCTGCGCTGGCGTCTGCAGATCCTGATACTCGAGGCCATCCAGCCAATCGGCGTTGGTGGACACGGTCATGTCCATCACGACTTGTGGCATGTAGAGAATGTTTGTGGGCATGGCTTTTATTGCGGTGTTAGAAAGGACGGTGGCGTTGGCCACGGCGGCATGCCGGTGGGAACGATGTAGGCGACGAGTTGGTTGAAATTTAGTGTTTTGACATTAGCGATTTGCGTGTCTCTGTAGGAATTCACTGAGGCAATCCAATTCATCGTGGCCAATGAGTTGGCGTCAGTAGGTGTTTGGGACAATTTATAAAGAGCATTCCTTTGAACATCCGCAGGCGCATACTTGTTAATCAACTGTGCAGCTTGCTCCGTAACATTCGCCGCCGTCGCTGACGTTAGCCCAGGAACAGTTACAACGTTTTGCGCATCGGAACTGGTGAAGCTAGGATGAATAATCTGTTGATCCGCGAGAGGTCTCTGATCAGATGACCAAGTTAGATCAGGCAATTGTTGGATATTCATGTAGTATCTTCCATCCGGCTTAGTTGTCGTGATTATGGCCATTTGGATTGCCCTCTGCATTCGCTGCGTTTCGATACTTCTCACTGAAATGACGATCAATCTCAGCCGTCCAGCGTGGACTGGCTCCTGTCCTTCTCTTGGTCCACTCATCAACGATAGCCGACAATTCTGCCAATCGTCGTCTTGTTTCCTCGCAAAAGTGACAGCTCACGTTTGCTGTTTCCCAGGAAAGTCAGTCTGAAGGTGGCTCAGATCAAGATTGAGACATGTCCAGTTATTGTTTTGGCCACTGAAATCCTTGCCCAATCCGGTCGGCGTAACATCGCTCGCATTTTGCCAGTTCAAATAAAATCCGTTGGGGCCGAATGGAAGCGCACTGATCACGCTCGGATCGAGCGGCACAAGGATGCCATTGTTAGCTACGGCAAATTTTGTGTAATCTCCTATCGCCTGACCATCGAGATGAATCACTTCTGCGAAACGGAGCCGGCTGCTTGCATAGTATCCAGCGGCCGCTCCCAGTGGACCTCCAGTACAATCCCACATCGCTCCGATACTATGTATCAACGTGCTGTTCCAAGGGCTGTTGCCAGAGATTGATCCCTTACTCTTTAGAATTCCGTCCAAATAGGCATATAGAAAGGCACCATCAGCAACAATCAAAACATGGTGCCACTTGTTGTCAACAAATACGCCTGACGTATAGTAGCCGTTGGTCGTTCCGGTGTAGGATTGATATGATCCGACACCAGCAACTTGGCCGCCTGAGTTAGCCCAAAAGAGTTCAAAAATGTTGCCGCCGCTTCCATCTCCGACACCAAGTATCCCAAACCAATTCATGGTGCAGCCCCACCATGTCCCACCTTCATCACCGGCAGAGAACAACATATCACCGGCATCCTGATATGGGGCCGCCGAGTTGTAAGTTACTGGCACAGGCAGTTTTGCGAAGGCGCTGATTGTGAACACTTGCCTATTAGTGTTCATCGTAGGAGATCGAGTCAGACAGGAGGTAGTGTTGCCTGCTATGTAATAAGGAGTGCCGGGAGGATCCAATTGAAGCGATCTGCCATCATAGGCTTTGGGTGCCGCAGGTATGGTCTGCACGCCTGAATTAAAAACATCAAGCAATTGCCATTGGACTGAATCGAAGACGAGGAGCCAGATTTGATTCGGTACACCATCGCCAGCTGCAATTGGCGAACCGTCTGGATGCGCGACTGCATGAATCGGAAAATTATTTGGAGCAAAGTCAGTTGGCCCTTGGATGACTTGATCGAGCTTAACCTCAACCGTGCGGCCTTCGTTGATGTCAGGTAAGACAGGACTATACGCACCAATCACGTGATTTTTTGTAATTTGTGTTGCAACTTGCCAGTTCGGGTCCAGCGCGCCAGTGTCGTGAACATAGGGGATATCGACATTGTGCACCGTCGTCGCACCACCAACACTGCCGTCAGAGCCCATGTTCTGAAGTTGAAAATAAGTGCCATCGCACACGAGCGTAGCAATCTGCCCCGCGACCATATCGTTAGGCTGCAGTTCCGCACCATCTCTACGCTTGATGGCTGTCGGATTGATGCTGCCTATCGCTATCGTCGTAGGCCCGGTGACTGTGTGGGCAATGAGAACGTGTAACGTCAGCCCTTGGGTGTAGGATATGATGGGCGGAGTAAAATTGGGAATCTCTACGGTGTTCAGCGGCCCGCTGTCGAGATTGTAGATCAGCTTGCCGTCGCGCACTGCGCGCGTCATCTGATTCAAATCTTGATCAGTGGGAACCTGATTCGAGTTACCGATTAAATTTACTATTTCCCGCTGCGGGTATTCAAACGCTGAGGCGGGCGGCACGCTGCCCTGACGACCAATGCTAGGATCGCCATTAATGTACGAACTATCTGGAGGGATTGATCCCGGCGGTCCATATGGAGGCTGATACTGCACGTCATCTCTCCTTTAGGAATAGCGAAGTTTGTGGGTAGCACTTCCTACCCGTGCCGGCGGGACTGGTGGCAGGCTTGCCGGTGGCGCAGGCCAAGGCGGCATTCCAGTGGGCGGGATATATAAAACTATTTGGTTGAAGTTTAACGTCTTGACGTTCGCAATCTGGGTGTCTCTGTAAGCATTAACCGCCACGATCCAGTCCATCATCGCCTTGGCGTTCGTCCAAGCAGTACCAGATGTTTGCGTTGTCAAGATGAAGAGAGAATTTCGTTGCAAATCGCTGGGCGCGTACGTGTTGATCAATTGCAACGCCAGGGTTTTCAAGCTGTTCGAAGTGATCGTGCGCAAGCCAGGAGCTGGAATACCCGCGCTGCCGTATCCGCCCCTGACCGGATATATGATCGTATCATCGAGTGGCAGTGGATCGGCAGCCCAATCTCCATTGTCGTACTGCACGATATTCGTGTAGTACTTGGGATCTGGTCTGTCGTGTGTAAAAATTGCCATTGGGTTTACGGTCCCGATGTCGTGCGCCATCCCGGCGGGAGACCCGTTGGCCACGTCCCGCCGTTGGTGAAAGTTCCAAAGGTCTCGGTGGAGTCAGGATTGCCAGGATAGTCCAAATGCAGGTGCGCAGCCGTGAAGTTCACAGGCGTCCAGGCGTTACCTTTGCCGCTATAATCGGTGCCTAAAGTTGTTGAGGTCATGGCTGTGCCATCCGCCCAATTCAAATAATAGCCGTTCGTCCCGAAATTCATCGCTCCTATATTAAGCACTTTCGGAATCATGATGCCGCCGATGTTGTAGGCGAAATAACTCCAATCGAGCCACTGCCCGTCCACCATGCAAACCTCGGCCATACGAGCACGACAGCCGTAGACCGATGGTTGGAACGCGACTGGAGTTGGAGTAGTTGTGGCAGGATTGTCCGGGCCGGTTTCGGTGCCAAGAGCATGAAGCCGCGCCGCATTCATCGTGCTCGCACTAGTCACAGAAGCAGCATTCACCAGAATGCCATCGACCCACACTTCAGTTTGATGGGCAGTGATCGCGTCTGCCCTCCACAACAAGTGATGCCAATTTGTGTCTTTGAACAGGCCCCATTTAAAAATGCCGTTATGCGTCGGCGGGGTGGTGGAGTCGCCGTAGCCAGTTATTGGGACGTTAGTGTTATGCCAAAAGGTCGATAGACAAGTGTCGATGTCACCACCTTCAAATTCCAAGCAAGTCACATCGCCGGCCCCACCAGTAGCCGACCCGGTAGCGTCGGCGGCGGATAAAACGAACTCTCTCAAATCGGTTTGATTGCCGGGAAGTACATTAGGCCGCGGGATCAAAACCGGCCAACGAATGAATGTGCTGAACGTCCATATGTTGCTGTTGCCAGCAGCTTTGGGCGTGCGCATCATAAATGGGAAAGACGTGTAAGTTCCCCACCATCCCGCATTCGGGTCTTGAAATTGCAGCGACCGTTTTGGCGTTCTTACAATAACGGCATTCGGATCCGAGCGGCTGCTGATCAACTGCCACTGCCCACCGTCGAAGCAGAGAAGAAAAATTTGATTGCCAACGCCATCGCCAGGCCCTAGGTCAGAACCATCTGGATGCCGCACGGGATAGACCGGAAAGTTGTTGGGCTTGAAGTCAACCGGCCCGGTCGTGGCGTTTGCCAGTTTGATCTCAACCGTTCTATGTTCATTGATATCCGGCAATGCCGGAACGTATAAGCCGATCAGATGATTTGTAGTGCCGGTATCGTGAACATAAGGAATCAAAACTTGATATCGATCAATATTGCCAGCTCCAGCCTGATCAGCAATGCCAAGGTTCTGAACCTGAAACTGCACACCATCGCAGACCAAATCGGCAATCTGTCCAGCCAACAAATCATTGGCCGTTAAGGCGCTGCCTTGTAAATCTATCACCCCCGTTGGCGGAAGCGTGCCAACCTGAATTGTAGTCGCGCCGGTTACGCTGTGGGCGACCAGCACGCGCAATTCCAATCCGGCATCATATGACGTTATCGGTGGCGAGAGTTGCGCCACAATAAGTTGATTTGGTGCTGTTCCTTGATCAACGCGAAAGTTCAATCGTCCGTCACGAACTGACCGAGTAACCTGCATCAAATCATCATCGCTAGGCGTTTGCTGCGAGTTCTCGATTAAATTTTCGATCTCGCGCATTGGATTTTCAACTGTAGCAGCACTTGGAATCGATCCTTGAATCCCCTGCGCCGGCAGGCCGTTAATGTACGGCGCGTTAGGATCGGAGATTCCAAAGGGACTTTCATATTTCATGGCAATCCTGCATACTTGTCGGCGGGTGTGAGGTTGCTGTAGTCGAAAATTATATCAGTCTGCGCCGGCTTCCAGCGCCTAAGCAAACATTCAAGATCTTTTGCATACTGAATGGTCAAATGCGGATCGACGCCAGCTTGGCCGGACCCGACTCGAAACCACGTCAGCGGAGCTAGATGAACGTGGACTTGCCAATAAAACCTCATCGTCGGGTCGCCGATCTCCCACCTGAAATCGGTGACTTCAGGGTGATGACCGGGCGTATCGTTCCACGGAATCATGCCGCGCGTGTCGCCAACCTGCGAGATTCCGCAAGTAAATGGGGCCCACTCCGAAATACTGATGCTGTAACCCAACCACGCCATCATATTGATAAAAAATTCTCGGCTTTGAGCACCGAGTAGCGTCATTTGGAAAAGCAGCAACTGATGCTGTTGATCTATGGTAAGAGCTTGCCGGTAGCACGGATCCGGTAGCCCGAAATTTCTGTTCCAGTCTGGTAGGAGCTCAATCGTTAATCGCGGATCGCTTTCTTGCTCCAGTAAGTCTGCCGCCCGCGCATCCACAAATCCCCAGTAGTTCGCTAAGCCAGAAACGACCTGCATCAAGATACTGGTTGGATGCCGTGGCCAAGCTGGTCCCCACGGCAGCAAATTGCCAAGAGCTACCGCATAGTCATCGCCGGTGCGTCTGACATGTTGGTCGGCCACAATTCATTCCTTTAGGACGGCAGACCGCCCGCATAAATGATCGAACCAACGATGGCGATATGGCCGGGGCTCGGCATTTGTGTAGTCGTGAAAGCGAGTTCGTGGTGGTCTTCGCCGAGCGAATTCGAGATCGCCGCATCAATCCAGGATTCATAGATCGTGCCGCCTGGGATCGCGCGCTCGAGGAGCATTTCCGTAATTTGCTGTTCAATCGACGTGCGCGTTGATGGTGCATCGACCACCAAATTGTTGATTGCGATCTGCAGCGGAAATGGGATCGGCGCGACTACGAACGTGTCTTTGACTGCCACCGGCCGTTTGACGTCGAGGTAGGCCTGCACGGCAGCCACGTCCTCGGTAGTCGGAAGGCCATAGTTGTCCGCTCTGAGATCGTCCATCATGAAGCGCAACGTGACCGTCCCCATCCCTTGCTCGAGGGGTGAGCACCAGGCGCGGGTCACGCCTGGAACCGCGAGCGCCCATTGCTGCCAATCCGAAGCATCGCCTCCCATGGGTGGCTGTCTTATGCGGGCTAGAATGCGCGAGCGCAGCTCGTCGTCGGTCTCGACATCGGCGCCGCCGGAGAGCTCTTGGACCAGTACCGTAGGATCTTGCCCTTGGGGAGGATTGACCCAGGACAGAGTCGAGCCTGCCAACAGATTGCCAGCTGAACCAGGATCAAGAGCGCGCACCGGGATCGATACCGGCGCTGCCGATAAGATCACCATCTGCGTGGTCTCATAGCCCAGACCGCCCGCCTCGGTGAGCTGCGAATATTGCGGAACAATGATGCCGGCCTGTCCGGTCGCCGCGATCAGCCCGGTGGCCAAGGTCGCTTGCTTTCGTCCGACAGTGCCATCGCTATTCACCAACCAGATGGCACCGTGCCGGTCGAGCCAGACTGTTTCAGCCGTGTCGGGAAGCAGCTGCTTCGCGAGCCAATCAATATACTGAAGGGTCAGATGGCATAGGCCGCCCATTGCGTCTGCCATGACGCGCAAGATCGAGTTCGGGACATTCGCGTCCGAACCGGGCAGCGTCGCCCTGATCGCGTCGCGCACGAACCCGCGCACGTCGCGCAATGCTGGTGTAGACCATGGCATGATGTGTTAGCCCGAAGTGGTGACGAGCTCGTCCCACAGGATCTGATAGCGCAGCTGAATTTCCGGCAGCGGTCCGCGATAGATCGTGACCAAAGCATCGATCTCCTGCGGCGGGATCAGCGTCGTGTAGACATCGAAGCGCGAGCATACGCCTGCCTGAACGAAAGGCTGGATAGCCTCCATGATGTAAAACCTAACGCGCGCGACGGTCGAGCCTGGAGGTCCGTTGCCGCGGTCGAGAATTTTAGAGCGCGACAGTGTCCAGAGCCGACTGCCAATCGGCCACCCTCCCCAGATGGCTTCCGCATCCATGTCGGCCCACCAACCCATGCGATCCGTCGAGTCCGGGTCGGGGAGCTCGTCGTTGGCATCGGCCAGGCGGTTGGTGCCGAGCGCCACGCAGATCGCGGTCGCGAGTGCTTGCGTATCATCGAGCGTGCCATTGATCAGCATGCTCCAGTCCATCGTTACGTTGTATTTCGGGAAGAACCGATTTTGGCGCAACCTGATATCTGGAACAGAACTTGTCATCGGGTCACCCGATCCTGCCGAAGACGTTCTTGGCGGGCCCGTCGAGCGTCAGCACCTTGGAAAATTTGTGCTTGTCGGGCGTGCCGCCGCAGTAGTCTTTTTGATCCCGTGTTTGATGCAGCACGTCATCGTCATCTTTCGACATGGCGAGACTTACTTTTTTGCCGCTAGATATTCGATGGTCACTGGCTTGTAGGTCGTGAAAGTCTTTGCTATTCGCGCCTGCGCCAGCAACCGCTTTCTGCCCGGTCGGTTGGTTGCCTCCCTGCGATGACTGCGAACCAGAGCTCGGACCTGCGCTGCTACCGTCGTGCGCTTCTACTGACAATCTACGATCTAATTCTAATTGTAGTTCAGGTTCTAATCCGGCCCATAGCCGTGCTCGGATTCTAGGTTCAAACGTGTCGTATAAGTTTCTCTTTGCTTGAGTTGCTTGGGCTTGGTTCTGTGGCGGATTTGCTTGGCCGCTGCCAGCTGGCACCAACTGCATCCGCACTTTCTGCGGTGCTGAATGATACATGCCATCGGACGTAAGATGGATTTGCATGTCGTCGTTCTTGGTGCGGAACATCGCACTGTCGCCGGATGCTAATCCGCGCAGCCGATGCCGCCGGTCGTCCATGTTGCCACCGACCCCGAAACTCCGGTTGCCGCCTGAATAACTGATATGATTTTCGGCGCTGCCAGTGATCTTGCCATCTGGTCCCTTATCAGCTGGCATGTTGCAAGACGTGAAGCCGTAATTCTGCGGCGACTCCATGCCTGCTCTGGCCTCGCTATTCATCATCTGGCCATTGTGCTCTTGCATTAGTTTGTTGTCGTCGATGGTATCGACGAGACCGCGCGACCCGCCCGATGACCAGGCGCGGTGCGAAGTGTTGTCTGGTGTGACTTTGTGCATTGTTCACCTACCCGGAATGATTGGATTGTCGACACCACCCGGCGTGCCAGGAGCTGGTGGAGGAGGAGGCACCGGACTGCTTTTCGGTTGCGCGGGTGCCGTCGTCGCTGCTCCAGGCTCTGGCGGCGTCGTCGGGTTGCCAGGGTTGAATCCGCCACCGGCGCGATCCTCAAGCAACCATGGCACAACGAGATCGAGGGTCGTCGTCGTCCCACTCTTGCTGTCTTGCATGAAAGTGGCCTGCTGGATCTTCAGCACTTGGTCCAACATTGCCATCGGCGAATGAACAAACACATTGTCGCCGACCGTCCACAGCGAGCCATGTGCCCGCAACCATCCCTGCACCGTGACCTGCGCCGTGACCGAATAACCCTCGTGCCAGCGCGCTTCGAAGTTGGCGCGCTTCTGCGCGTCATCTTCGTCCCCTGGATGTTCCATGTTCGTCAGCTGAAAGCTCGGATAGCATCCTGTGCCTTGCGCCAATTTCAAGATCTGATTGGCGTCAACGCCGCTGCTCTGATCGCTGCTCGGTTTCTGCACAGCTACACCGTAGTGCCTGAATTTCGGTGCAACGTTGATAGTGCAGCTGCAGCGCAGAATGTTCACGCCTTCGATGAGATCGCTCACAATTGGCTTGGTGTGATTGCCGATCAGCAACATACTTCCATCAGCGCCGGTGCCGAGCACTACGCTACGATCTCGACCGATGCGCTCAAGGAAATCCCAGACCGTTTCGCCATACTGCGCCGAGAGTTTGTCAAATGGTTTCGCATCAAGCTGACCGACGACTTGGATGTTCATGTTGTACGGCTCGGTGACCTTGCGCGCGATCTGCTCAAAGGTCATGCCATCGAAGTTCATCGTGTCGGTCCAGACACTCGATTTGTTTCCCCAGTAGGTTAGGCTGACGCCGCTCAATTGCACGCCGTGGCTATTAGCGTCGTAGACAGTCTGGCGGGTTAGGATGGTGCCGTTGACTGCCATCTGGCCGCCGAGCGTGATCGTACACATGTCGCACGGCTTGAATTTCGTCTGCGTCCAATACTGCGGCATCGGATCGCGCTCGACCGCAGTGAACTTGAACTGATGAAAGGCCTCGTGCCAGCGGTGTCGCACCCACACCGATTCCCAATCTTGAAACGTCTGACCGTTCACCGTTAGAACGGCGATCTCCTCTCCGTTTGGCATGGATGGCTCAACTGCTTGCTAGGGCTTTACCCGTCGGCGGGCAGAACGCCGGATGAACGATCTTGTTGCCATCGCGGATTGTGTCCGCATTGCTGGCGTCGCTATAGAGTCGCTGCGATACAAGCAAGCTCGGGAACACGTCAGCAAACCAGTAGTTCAGCATCTGCGGCAACGGCAGCTCTATCGTGCACAGATAATTCGTCAGCGCCGACCAGAGCGCAATGATGGGCATGAGATTAGCCTGGTCCATATCATCGGCGGCGATTTCCTCGGCCGCGCGGAACGGCAGCGTCATCGAATACTTGATGGCATCGACGTCTTCGCGACTGACAAACGTCATGTTGATGATGATCGTGCACTCAATCACCAGACAAAACCGAATGCCGAGATTTTGCGTCGCTATGCCGCCGAGTGTCTGCGGTTGTTCGGCCTCGAGAAACACGCGCACCGAAGCGATCTCGGGCTGCGTTGCTCCAGCGTACCAGATCAGCTGGAAACATTTATCCAGCGAAACCGCAACATCGTCGTTGCGTAGCAGCGTATAAGCTTGCGCGATCAGATCGCCGCAGGCCGTGCGCGCATCCGTGGCCGCGCGCCCATATGACGAAACCGTTTGCAGCAAGTTTTCGCACAATCGAATGACGATGCCAGCTGCCTCGAGCGCCTCTGCCTTGTCCATTTAGAAGCTCCCGCTGGCGCCACCGTGCGGCGATAGCAATGTGCCAATGCTATCAGGAACCCAGGGCTGGCCGGGCGCCACCAACTGGGCGCGCAGATTATCGACCGCAGCCTGCACCGCAGTGTAGGCGTCCGTCGTATATTGGAACGGCTGCAAACCGTATTCGACGAATTCCATGTCAAATGTGCAGTAGCCGCCTTGCTTCTCGGTTTCCGTCAATCGCCATCGCTGACAGTAGCAATAGAGCGGCGGCATCGTGTGGATCTGCAGCCAGCCAGGATTATTGCTATCGACCGCACGGGCGAGCTCATCGCGGCCACGCGTATAGTCCGTCGTGTTCAGAACATTGTCGGCACTGTCGTAGGGGAACGTCGCGATGTATCCGCGCACTGACCACGTAATCGCTTTGTGCCCCATCGACTCCGCATAGGGCAGCATTTTTTTCGGGAATTCATGCTCGACAAGACGTAGCCCGCTCTCGACGCTACTGGTCTCGCAATGGAAAAACGCGCCCTTGAAGTTGGCGGTGACAAATTTGTAGCCCCAGCCGAATTGATCCCCCGCTTGCGACTTCCGTTTGTTGAAGTCGACGATGTTCTTGGAGAGATCTTGCGGCGGACTATACGGGCCATAAGCATGGTGTGTTGGCAGACCAGCTTCTACAAATGGTCCGAAGATTGGTGCCACAGGTTGCTTTGGTGCTCCACCGAACGGTCCGAATGCCATAGCGATCACGCGGCCTTTGCTATCGTGTTGCCCTTGATGCCCTCAAGCTCAAGCGGCGATGCGGTCTTCGTTGCACCAGGAGCACCACGGCCAAAAGAGCCGGGCGCTTGCGCGCTGCGGCGCTTATCAGAGGTCGTGGTCTTGGTATGCTCGAGCTCAAACCCGTCAAAGACCTTGCCGTCGGTCTCGACCTTTGCACCGTCGGGCGCGTCTTCATGATTGATAGTGAGTTTTGGTTTTTCGCCACCGCCACCGGTGTCTGCGGCAGCAGATTTATCGAGCCCCTTGCGCGCCTGACGTATTTCGTCAGCAGACATTACGGTTGGAGATGGTGGCGCCCCGATCAGCTTATCTAACAAATCGTCTTTCGCGTCCTGGGCACCAGCATCACTCTGCATAGTGCCGGCCCGCATCGCCCGCACCATTCTGGTAACCTTCTGACCCTCGTCCGGCTCTTTGTCGCTTTGTATTTCGCCGTGACCATAAACCGGTGTCTGCGGATAGTTGGTCTGGATCCAGTTCGCTAGTTTCCTGGCATTTTCGTCTTTCACCGCAGCATCGTTCGCCGCCATCACCTCGATGCCGACGATATTTTGATTGCGTAATTTCAGAGAAGCGCCAAGTTCGGTTCCGTAGGTTTTCCCGGTTTTCGGATTGATCATGTCTTCCGGGCGGATGTTCGCCGCACCAGGCTGACCGACCTGAACGATGTCTCCATTCGGCAATTGCGTGTATTCGACCCCCAAGCCGCCACGCTGTTTCAACACGCTCAGCAATTGAGCTGCTGTGTTAATGCCTGGTCCGGTATGATGAACGATGAAAGCCTGAGGTGCGCCGGTTGCGGATTGCATCGCGCCAGGCGCTGTCGGTGCGCCAGGATAAACCTGGCCTCGCGGTAGTGGCGATGTTGTAGGAACGGCGCCTGTCGCGCCAGCGCCTCCTGATGTGCCGCCGCCGCCTACGACCGGTGTCGGTGCTTGTGCTGCGCCCGTGGGCACAGCGCCAGCGGCCGTGGCAATCCTATTCGCCTGCGCCATCGGCGAATCTCGACCGGACAAAATATCGACGCCGCGTTGATTCCAGCCCGCGCGGATCGATCCGAAGTATCGACCTGCACCGGCGCTCTCTCTGCCTGGACCGGTGATCACTCCATCCTGCGGGATAAATTTCTTGAATACATTGCTAAGAGCTGTCGCTTGGGCGGTCGGATCATTGACGTCGCCAGTAACGCCGTAATCCCTTAAATTACTCGCAGCCATCTGATTGAGACCGCCGCGCGGCGCGTTAGCTCGCAACCCGCTTTCTTGAATTGAGGTCGCGAGCGCCAGCCGCGCATATTCTTCTGGCGTGCCTTTAATGATGCCAAACTGTGCGCCGTCTTTCGGAATAAACCCATCGAGCTTGGAGCCGCGGAATTGGCTGACATAATATTTGTACAAAGAATCGGCATCGACCGTGCCGCCAGGTTTCGTTACAACGGCGCCACCAGCCACGTTGCCGCCAAGGCCGCCAGCGCCGCCACCGGTTTTCGGACCAGCGAGTGCGGCCGCGATTTGATCGGTGGTGTAACCATGTATCTGACGTCCGGCGACCGCGTTGCGAATATTGGCCAGGTTTAGCGCCTGATCAAACATCCCGGCTTTTTGCGCGTCCGCGACTGTCTCAGGGGCGTTCTCCACGGTCGTTGGGCCGCCGCCGCCCTCGGTCTCGATAAATCCTTTCTTCGATGCATCCTCGATAGTTTCCGCCGCTTCCTCTGGACTTGTTGGTGCCTTTGGTCCGGTCGGGCCTTGATCGGTCGTGCCTTGCGTGCCGTCCGTGCCTGTGGTGCCGCCTGGGCCGCGGCCGATGTCTCCGATGCCAAGCTGCTGCGCGAGGCCGCCGGCACCACCACCGCCGCCACCAAGCGCGCCGGCGAGCATGTCCTCGACTTCGTCGATCAGCCGACGGAAAGCGGATGTGTTGGAGCTCGTCGAGGCGGTGCTCTTTTCGACCTCGAGACCTTGCTGCAGCGCGCCAGCGCCAGCGCCGCCGCGTTGGATCGGTGGGATTGCTCGTCGATCGGGCGGCACACCCATGCCAGCCGCTGCCCCTGTTGGAGACCCGGGCGCGCCCGGCTGGAACAATCCACCACCGAACATCTGCGGCGTAAGCAAGCGTTTGGCTGCTTGTGAGGCATTACCGAACACATTGCCTTTCGGCATCGGCGGAATTTTTCTAACTATCGCATCGATCTTTTCGAGAATGTCGAGAACACCCTTCACCAGAATCGAGAGTTGCTCGGTTCCTTGCATGATTGGACTGTCTGGCGTGAGGAGTTCGCTTGCGAAGAGATCTCCCATCAGCCGGAAGTTTCTAAAGATCTCGCTCCATTTCCCGGCATAGATTCCGCTGTAATTAGCAAGATTTTCATAGCGTCGTGTCTGCTCTGCCGTCATGTCTGAAAAGTCGCGCATCCAACGGATGAACTGAGGATCAACTCCGATCTCGTTCATGAACATCGCTGCGCGATTGCGGGCCTCTATCTCGCTATTGGTTTCGCGCAGCGCATTGCGATAGACGTTCTCCCATCCTACGCGGGCAATCGAGAACCGCTCTCCTTCGGTGCGCGCTGAGACGAGGCGGTTGATCCAATCCTGCATCTGCGCAGCGCCAGCTGGCCCGGCGTCTTCTAGCAGGGTCACGCGGAGCTGGCTCCATGGTCTGGTTAACTGCGCAATGGTGTTGTGCAAACCGGAGATGCTTGACTTCACCTGATCGATGCCAATTCCTACCGCCTGAAATTGACTGGCTGCATTCCGATATTCGCCGAAGCTAATGCCAGCCTGTTTTGCCGACAGCGCCATGTCTTGCATGGCCTCTGCTTGGCGACGCAGCGCCTGCGATCCGCGATAGAATTCATAGCCGAGGACGCCGATGGCGAGATAGCCGGGATTAATCCACAGTTTAAGCACTTCGAAAGCTCGGCCGAGCCCGGCCAGGCCTTGGATGTAGGAGGCCGTCATGCGCGTCGCCTGATCGAGCGACCGGTTGAAGTTGTTGAGCTCCTGCGTTGGAAATTTTAGGGCCCCAGCCTGCGCCAATTGTTGCGCCTGAGCGCGCACGCGTGCGTAGGCATCTTCGGCGTCCTCGAGGCCGATCCGGATTTTTAGTTCTTCGTATTCCGTTCCCATTATTGCGCCAGATGCTTAACGCCACGCACCTCAATTGGGGACAGCTGATGATTGAGCTGCGGCCCGTGCGCTGCGTCCGCCATTTGGGTTTGCCCGTCTAAATGGAACCCATCGAACACCGGCACCTTCGGCGCTGCAGCCTCGCCAGGTGCCTCATGCTTGACCGTGATCGTGCCGTCGGCGCCCCCACCGCGGCGCTGCGGAGCTCCCACCACCGAGCGGTCGATCGCCAGCTCGCCGCCGAATGATTCCATCGGGCGCGCTTCTGCACCACCGATCAGGGCGAAATCGCCAAAGGTTGGATAAGCTTGGTTCGTGACGTCGCGATAGGCTTTGTTAATTTCTTTGCCGACTGCAAGTGCTGGCGGGATGGCTTTCGCCAGGGCGCCCTCGCCGCCTCCAAGAACTTCGGGGATTGCCGTTGAGAGTTCTCCAACCCCCCGCGCCACCGTCGCCGCGCCGCCAGCAAGTGACACCCCAGCTACAGCAGTCTCGGCCCATTTATTTGCTTCACCGCGTTCTAAGCCCGTCCAACCGGCAGTGATCTTGCCGAGGGTTGCGTCCACAATCCCGCTCGGCAGATCATACGTTCCTGCCATGAGGAGTTTGCCGAGCAGTGCGGCCCGAGCTCCGAGTCGCTCGCGGTAGGTCGCGCCGGTCTCGCTGGTGTTATAAAGATCGCCTGCGCCCTGCATGCGATTCTTGACCGGATTCCAAATATCGGTGAGCGGATTGGAGGTGAGTTGCGTACGCGCGATGAAATCCTTCTGCTGCTGAATTTGCTCGGGCGTGTGAAAAATTCCAGGCGCTCCAGCGCCAGGTTTCCCAGCTCCACCGCGGCTCAGCGGAACAACGAGTTCAGGCCCCTTCTCTCCAAGCAGTGCGTGAGTCGGTGAGGTAACGATGCCGCCCTCGGCCATCGCCTTCGGCGATTGCTGCGCTTGCTCTGGCTTGACGGCTCGGCGGATTTCGTAATTGCCGACCGCCATCGGGTATTCCCGCCAGGGATCACCCTGCAGCATCTGAATTTTGCCGGTCTTCGCATCGTAGCCGCCAGATCCGACCATTCCGACGTGGCCGCCTTGCTGGCCTGGGCTCAATGGTCTGCCGGCCATTCCTCCATAGGTGCCGACCTTCGACACCACGATGTCACCCGGTTGCGCATCCTTCGGATCGACGTGTTGTCCCCACGTTAACCAGCTCGAGGCTGTCTCAAATCCTTTCGGAAGATCGCCGCCCGACGATTTGACCATCGCGCCCACAAACTCGCCGCACCAATAGCGACTGACCGGGATGCCTTGTGAACGAATGAACTGATAGACCGCGCCCGTGTTGCCGGTCTTCGCCAGCTGTTCAGCCTTCGCGATGACGTCAGCTGTGGCGCCGGTTTTTCCTGGTGTCGTCGTGCCGAGACCACCGCCAGCGCCTTGACCTCCAGCACCTTGGGCGCCTTGCCCACCGCCGCCGTCGTCACCCCATGAGCCTGTCGCGCCTGCACCGCCGGTGGAACCGCCGCCGCCCTGCAGCTGGTCGCGCATCGTGTCGTTCCACTGCTGCAGTAGCGCGGTCAGTTCGTTCACGGTCGCCGTGTTCTCATCGGTCGCCTCGGCATCGTCTTTAGTGTTGTTCGCCAGGATGCTGCCCGCGAGCGGCATCACCGCTTCTGGTCCGCGCTCGCCGAGCATCGCAAGTGTCGGCTCATTGACGATGCCGCCTTCCTGCAGGCCTGGAAGCCCCAAAGACTTCAACATCCTGGCCATTGGATTGCCGCCTCCCCCGAGGCGGCTCATATAGTCTGTAAAGCTTTCGCCTTCTTTCGCGCCTGGTTGGCCAGATAATTCATTCAGCGTCGGCAGATGCTCCAGTCCCAACGCCTTCCCAGTCGCTTGATACGGAGACTTGATCAACAACTCCATCCATGCCGGAAGTTTCATTTGATTGAGATGCTGGTCGATGTCCTCCCACGTTGTCTCGATGCTTGTCGTGAGCTCGAGTATCTGCTGCGTGAGCTGCATGAATGGGCCGTCTGGTGACAGCGCCTCGCTCGCGAGAATGTCTTTACTCAGAGATAGCTGCCGGTGGATCTCTCCCCATTTGCTTTCGAACTGTTCGCTGTATTTTACGAGCGACTCGTATCTGGCTGTTTGTGCCGCCGTCATCTTACCAAGATCTTCAGCACGTCTGATCATGGCTTGGTTAAGCCCGATCTCCTCCATGAACATCCGCTGTCGATCACGGGCCTCAATCTCACTGTGACTTTCAGCCAGGGCATTCTCATAGACATTGCGCGAGGCCTGCATCGCGACGTTGAGACGTTCAGTCTCAGTTTTTGCTGAGGTGAGCTTTTCGATCCATTCTCCCATCTGTGCCGCGCCGCGCGGGCCGGCATCTTCCATCAACCGTACTCGCAACTCGCTCCACGGGCGCACCAATTGTGCGATGCTGTGGTTGAGACCTTGAATGCTTTCCGTGACTTTATCGACCGCGATGCCGGAGGCCTGCAGCTGCAGCGTGATGTTGCGCAGTTCGGCAAAGCTGATGCCAGCCTGCTTCGCCGTCAGCGCCATTTTGTTAATTTCTTCGGTGTAGTTCTTCAGCGCCACGAGCCCGCGATAGAACTCATAGCCGACGGCGGCGACCCCGAGCGCCACCGGATTCATAAATGTTTTAAGTACCTCAAAGCCGCGCCCAAGAGCCAGGACGCCTTTGAGATATTCTGCAGTTTTGCGAATGGCGGGATCGAGTTCCTCGCCGCGCGAAGCGCGCTGGGGAATATCGGCGAGTTGCTGCAGGTTGGTGCGCAGCGTCGTAAGTGGGCCCGACGCATTATCGTCGAGGCTTACTGTAATCTTCAACTCTTCGTATTCAGTTGCCACTGCTGGCTTCCCGCTGCTGAATGCGCGCAAGTTGCGATGTCCGCCACATGTGCAGGCGGATATCGGTCAGGGGCATGTTGAGGAAGACGTCAGGAGGTTGGCTGTAGTGTTTGGCCAACCGATAGCAGTCGAGAACTATGTCGTCTGCGCTGCCTACCAGCTGCGCAAGTCCGGTAGAAAAAAATTTCGCAGCCTATAGGCGCAGGAGTTCCAGTCGCGCGGATCCAGCATCTCAAGCATCGGCGGCAGCACACCGCAGAGCGCCGACATGATGTAGTGCATCTTGCGCTCGTCGATCACCACGTCGCCTTCCTGATTGATGCGACATGGATTGCCGTACCGGTTGATATCGCCGCCCCGCGGTTCGCGGAACGAGAGCTCGGTTAGAGTATTGTTTCTCTCGTCTTTGATCGGCTTGTACATGAGTTTGACCACGATCGGCCAATGCTCTTGCGGCATCACCGTCGCGTCGCGCTCGATCGGCGGCTGCTCGAGCACCGGCTCGGGCATCGGCATGGCCTGCTGGGCCGGGCCGTTTGGTCGGGGCTGGGGCTCTGGCTGCGCCGGACGTTGCGGCTGACCAATGATAAACCCCTCGCGTGGTTGGTCGTTCATGTTGGGTGTGTTCCTTTAGGCTTAACCGAGCGCCGTGACGGGCGCGCCGATCTGGACCTCCTGGCAGGTCAATCCCTCCCAACGGATCCTGACTTGGCCGTCTCTCGCGTTTTCCTCGAAGCCTGATTTGCAGGTGGCCGAGGTCAACGTGTACTGCATCCCGTTGGCCAGCTGCGCCACGACAGTGACGTCAACCTGAGCCTCGAGCGTTTCCAGATACATTCCCGGCATCGCCGAGATGTCGCCTTCGATCCACGGGACACGTGGAAGTTCCTGATAACCATGTCTTGATGTTCACGACGAGTCGCTAATTCGTCACCGCCCTTTCGGAAGTAGGGCCGCTGCGCGTTCAACCGCGCAGAACAGACTATCTCTTCACCCGCGTGGGGTGCCGGGGGCTTCGCGTCGCTTGACGCTACGGCTTTCGCCTAGTCGTTACACCTTCCACCTTGCGGTGGCTTGGCTCGGTATTGTCCGGTCTGGACTTCCACCGAATTCACCCGGTTTTGTCATTGCCGATTGCTCGGCAAAGGGAACTAATAGTTAATCCCATCGAGTCCTGCTAGCATCGTACGTTCCCACATACTTGGTGAGACCGTGAAGTTGCCCCGAAGGGCCATTTGGACCTGACCTACCGTAAGGAAGGCGGTCCCGGCGATGCGTTGGGCCAACTGTACCTCCTGTTGACTTTCCGTTTTGGCTAGTGCCAAATCACGGATGGTTGCTGGGGATAAACAACGTGACAGGACAACCAGCTTGGAACCGCGCCGATCTTACGGGCAGCACATTCGGTCGTCTGAAAGTCATCGAATTCGCCGGGACCACCAAACAGGGATCGCTTTGGCGTTGTCGCTGCGAATGCCGCAATGAGACTGTTGTGCTCGCCAAGAAGCTCAACAACGGAACCACACGATCATGCGGTTGCTGGAATCTAGACCGCGTACAGAAGATGGGACGTAGCAATCGCACTCACGGTCACATCGTTGGCGGCAGTATGAGTCCTACCTATGGAACGTGGGTGAGCATGAAGTCCCGTTGCTATAATCCCGACTACGCTCGCTACGAACGATACGGCGGACGCGGCATAACGGTTTGCAAGCGATGGCTACACTCATTTGAGAATTTCCTGGCAGACATGGGTGTGCGTCCGCCAGGAACATCGATTGATCGCATCAACCCCAACGGCAACTACACACCTGGCAATTGCCGTTGGGCCACTGCGAAAGAGCAAGCTAACAATCGCTCTTAAGGACGTTTCTAACTGTCAATAGTTGACAGCTTAGGGTGACTGGTTAGCCGCGTTGAACGGAGGCGGCGCCTGTCCGATGATCTCGAAGTCGACGCCGCGGTCGTACTGCAACCTGAACTGATTCAGCACGGCAAAAATTCTGAGCTGATTGATCAGGTCCGGTGGATACAGGACGTTGACCCGGTTGGGATCATTTGGGTCGCGTTCAACTAGGAGGTGTTGTTTGAACGCACTCAGATTTTCAACAAGTCCGTTGTACATGTCTTGTTGATATTGTGAGATCAGCGCGGACTTGATGATCCCCGGCGTTACGATTGCCTGACCCGGACCAAAGCGAGTTCCATCATCAGCAAGTTTCATGCGCGGGAATTGACTCGTCACCATCTGCTTCTGATTGCGCATCAGCTTCGCGAGCGTGCTTAACGTCGTTACGAGCTCATATGCGTCGTCCGGCGCGCCGTAGAGATTGAGCTGATACGTTGTCTGTTCACGCAGGATCATCGGTTGCTGATCGGTGCCAGCTTCCTGAATGGCCAGGCCATTGGAGGCCAGCGAGTTCAACTCTGGGAAGTTGAACCGCTGGTGGAACGGCGCAAGTTTGATGTCGTTGAGCGACAACGATTGCAATGGTCTAGCTGCGTCGTTGATTAGGGCTCTCTGAGCTTTTGCGCAGTAGCTGGC